AAATTAATTAATCCTATTACAATATTGATAACCCAACCGGCAACCCACGCTACACCTGAACAAATTTGTTCAAAAAACATGAATATAACCGCTAAAAGTGCTAAAAGACTAGCAATTACCAGCATTTGAATACTACCCATAATAATTCCAGCTATTAGAAAAGCCGTAGCAATTATTATTGCACAGTAGATTAAGAACTCAGTCATAGTAGCAGCACCATTTCTCACCTGTTCAAAACCCCAAATTATAGCTACTAAAGCTACTACAATTAAAAGTAACGCCCAGTGTGCGACTATCCACTGCCATGCCACATATGCCCAGTAAGCTATAGCTACAGCTAGGAATTGAATCATTCCATACAGCCAACCGACAACATTAATTAAAAGTAATCCAGCTAATACTAACGCCGCACCTAGAATTATATACTTTAACCAATTCCAGTTGTCTCCGAACCATTTAATAGCTACGCTAATCTTTTCAAATACGGCAACCACTACATCAGCTACTATATTAAACGTTTTGTTTAAAACATTTAACACCCAAACAAGTGCGTCTCCAATTTTTCGAATTAAATCTCGGTCAATGTGTTCACCAATCCATTTGAAAACTTTATTCAAAACCTTGGCAACACTTTGGAAAATAGCTTTAAGTGCGTTACCAATTCTAGAAGCTTGTATTCTGATCTCATCAAATATGCCTTTTTTCGATAGCTCGTTTATTTTGTTGTTAAACCATTCAACAACTTTACCAGCCATTGTAAGTCCTTTTTGAATTCCATTTGACAACTTATAGAATAAGTTTTCAACTCGTTCAATCATTCCAGACTTAACAGCTTTATTCAACAAATCTCTTAACATATTAGAAACAGGTACAAACGCATATTTAGCAGCGTTCTTTATCTGTTCCCAAGTTTGTGAGAATGTTTGAGCAGTCTGAGCGAAAGCATTATCTACATCTTTACCAGCGTTCATGAGTGCTGCGACAATCATTTCGGCACTAACTTTACCGTCAGCACCAAGTTGAGTAAGAGTATCTTTGGTATTATAAACACCTTGTACGAATCGCTCAATGATGTCATAAGCCATTGACGCATTTTCTCTTAATGATTTTAACTCGTCACCTTGTAAAGTTCCACTAGCCAAAGCCTGAGTTAACTGCGACATTGAGTTGTGCATCTCTGAAGAGGTAGCTCCACTAATAGCATAGGCTTCAGCTAAGATTTCTTGGAATCTAATAGCATTATCTGTGTTATTGTGGAAAGCGTCTCCAGCCAAAGTCATATATTTTCCAACCTGACTCATCATATCAGTATATGACATACGCACTTTTTGAGCAGACGCATACATTTTATCCATTGACTCTTGAGTTGCGTTAAATGTAGTGTCAGAATAAACCTTATTACCAGATGCGTCGGTTGTATAAGCAGAATCACCAAGTTGTTTGGCATTGTGGTAATTCAACCTATTTTGGGCTGACGTAATTGTATCCGACGTATCAATTATAGTTCTACCAGTCATAATTCCAAGATATGTAGCAGCCAAACCTTTTAACTTATTCCAAATAGATGAAGTTAAACTGTTAGTACGTGATAAACTGGAATTAAATAACTTACTATTAGATATTGCGTTACGCAATCCTGTTACCCACTGTGATAACTTATTTTTAACATTGGTTGCCCATTTTTGAGCGTTATTCCAAGCGGTATTGAGTCTTGTTGAGTTAGATACTGTGTTTCTAATTCTCTGACTAAGTTGGGAAACACCGTCTCGTACTCGACTAATTAAATTACTACCTGTAGTCCAAGCTCTATTTAACAACTGATTGCTAGCAACAGCGTTCCTAACTCTTTGACCAACTTGTGAAACACCGTTTGTTACTCTGTTAATTAAATTACTACTAGCGGTCCAAGTCCTATTTAACAATTGGTTATTGGTGATAATACTTCTAACTTTTTGACTAAGCTGTGAAATATTGTTCCCCACTCGATTAATCAAGGTTGATCCTGCGGTCCAAACTCTATTTAGTAACTGATTGTTACGAACCACACTTCTAATTCTCTGACCGATTTGTGAAACAGAGTTACTCACTCGATTAATCAGTGGAATCTGTTGATACCAATGTCTAGTTATCGCTTGCTGTTGAGTAGCTTCAACCTGTTTCTTTTGAAGTAGTTGATTCATAACTGAAACAAGTCGTTGTTTAGCTATAACTTCCTCATTGTCATTTTGAACAATTTCACGCTGTTTTTGTAGTTGTTTATCAGCAGCTCGATTAACGCGATTTTCAGCTATTAAAGCGTTAGCAGCAGCTACTGTTGATTTATCCACGGCTTGTTTTACCTGCTCTTGTTTTATAGCTGTTTGAGCTGTAGCTTGTGCAACTTTTTCTTGGTAAACCTGAGTATCTAATGTTGCTTGATTTGTTTTTTCAACAGCTTGTTTTACACGCTCTTGGAGTAATCTAGCTCTACTAACTTCTTGAGAAGTTTTAGCATAACTTTGTTTAGTACCCTCAACAGCTTGTTTAGTACGTTCTTGTGCTTGTTTAAGCCGTTCTTGTTGAATTGCTGCTTTAGTTGTAGCAGTTTCAACCTTAGTATAATTATTAACAAGTCCGTTGACTTTATTGCTAAAATTAGTAATCTTATTTACTATCGCATTAAGTTTCTTATCAAATTGCGTAGTATCTAAGTTTAACTTAGCCGTTAATGCTTTACTATTAACCGCCAAAATGATTCACCTACCTCTTACGAGGTTTCTTAGACTTCATCTTCTTGTTTTCTTTCTCTTCAGCTTCAGCCTTGATTTGAATACAAGCAGCAATAAAAGCTTTTTCTTCCCTCGTTAAATTTAATATCATGGTAGGTTTCCAGTGGAATTTATGAAGGCAATAGTACGCTATATTAGCGTCACTATCGCCATCTTCTATTAGTTTTTTGCTTCATCCACTAACTCTTCCATGCTAAGATCATAACCGTTAACTTCCATGACCTTGGCTTTGTACTCGGTGTATTCACCGGGAAGTAACATCTTCTTTAAGAGAGCTTCACCACTTTTTACACCATAACTGTCTTGGAGTTCGGTATTATTTAAATCAGGATATACTGTACAGGCAACACAAAGTTTACCCATAAATTTATCTGAATCTGTTTCCATGTTATACTGACCACGTTTACCAGCAATAGGTACTCTCTTTGTTGATTCTTTACGAAGAGCTTCTTCAAGGTCAGAGTCTATTGATTTAATTTCCCATTCGACTGGTTTACCTTTTGCTTTAAATCTTTTTGAAGCTACGAACTTTACGGTATCATTTTTAACCGCATTACCTGCCATAAATACACTAAAATCTGCCATTTAAAAATCCTCCCTATTTTTTAAATTAAAAGAAGAGCGTAGAAACCCACGCTCTTCCAAAGTTTATTATATGCTTACTGAACCAGTTGAGCCGCTAGCGACCATTCCCGGCATCATTTTGAACTCGTCCTTAATTTCGAAGTATTCTGCTGTGAATTCAAGCTCTTCAGTGAGCGTATCATCACTATCAGCGTCAAAGGCTGCTAGAGTTATTGAGTCGAGATTGCAACCATACAATACGATTGTCTGTTTTCCAATATCTGATGCTGTAATGTCCTCGTTTACAATCATCATTTCGAAGTAAACATCTTCGCCTGTCTGCTGGAATTTGTAAGCCAACTGTCTCCAAATAGATGTATTGAAGTGGAACTCAGCACTACCAGTTATTGAAGCACTTGTTCCTTTATGTCCTTTTGTCATACGACCAAGAATCGGTATTTCAGTCTTTTCTCTCTCGAAAGTAACCTCGAGATTGATTGCTGACATAAAATTATAACGCTGGTCATCTATGTTTATATAACATTCAGCCATCTTAGCTGAAACAGCATTTTTAGCAAGCATTGTCTGTGCCATAGAACATCAACCTCCTTACTGTACAACAATAGTCATATAAAGCTGTGCCATAGCGTTAACTGGTGTAACAACCTCGTTAACAACTACTGATTTCTTATTAACACCCTGTTCAACCTGCAACAGTGAGCTATCATAGTTTTCAATAGCTTGTAATGATTCAAGCTCTCTACGATGTTTAACAATATCTGCCCAAAAACTTGATCTACCAGTACTATTGTTTGGAATCTTACCAATATATTTGGTGTTAAATAATTTGGCTGTATCATTAGCCATCTGGTCAACTACTCGCATTGTTTGGTTTGACTTAAAGTCTTCACCTTTTGTTTCAGATGTTGATACGAGTGAGTTAATATCTTCCAATATACGAATGTCACCATATACTCTATGGAATACAAACTGACCATTCTTTAAACACTCAATAAGTTGTGACTGAGTTCTATTGTCAACTATTGTATACTCACCATTATAGATGTCATTTGTACATGAAGCGTTGATTTCACAACCAGCTTCTGCTCCAGCCACCCAAGCTACCAAGGCATACTCTGGTGCGTTCTCGTCGGATACTGTTGACACAACATTGATAACACCCTCGTAATCTGGTGTACTCTGATTGTATACAACAACCTGACACTTCTTACCAAAGTCATCACGCCACATTTTAATAGCTGTAATGTAGGCTGAAACTTCCTCTGAAACATTTGTATAAGCACAAAGGATGTTAAAATCGTATGGTTCTAATGCCGCAATAGCATCTTCGACAGTTATTGAACCATCATCTGATCCGTTGTCGAATACATATACTTTATTAGCACGAACAAAGATTTCACGCAATGGTGCAGCATCTACAGACGCATATTCTACACCAAGCAACTCTTTAGCATTTGTTACGAAATCGACTCTACTAAGTTCAATAACAGTTCCTGGTGCTTTACCAAGTGGTAATGCTATAGCGACTATTCCACGCTCACCAAGAGCTGACGAAACTCTTCCAGCGGTAACTACGTTAATATAAGCACCCGGAAGCTCTTTGTTCTGTGAAACCCAAATTCCACCGCCCAGCATATTATCAGTCCTTTCTAAATTCCATGACCTGCATTTTAACATCAATGTTATGTTTGTAGGAATCCATTGAATCCTCAATGTTACTATCTTTGATACTCATGAACTTATAAGTCACAAAGACTTCTAATACATTTTCTGCGATTTGCCAGTTGAGACGTTCACCACGAAGTAGTGAATCATCTACTGGAAGATACTCCAAACATTCAATGATTTTTTCAGCCATAGAATAACAATCTTTTTTTAATTCGTTCTCGCTGTCACTAAAATAGTGAATTACTAAAGGCATCGTTCTATCGTATAATCGTGCGTTTCTTGACCTCTCCATTGGAGTTATCATACCAACCACAAAAGCTGGAGTACGAAAACCCTGTTGAACGTCTTCCACGTAATACCGATATTTATTGCCAAAGGTGTTACCTAAATGCTTAGTGACAGCATCTAAAATAGTATTAACCATTAACCTTTAGCACACCTTTTTAACCAGTTTTGTAAGTGTTTATACATTATTCGTTCCATATCGTGAGTACCAACAATCATCTCTTCAATGGATTTTTCCACGAAAAAATGACCAAATACAAAGTACTTAGACATGTTGCCAGAATAGTATGGAACTGTTCTATTGTGAACTTCTAAATATGGACCATCTTCTCGATTCTTAACGTGATGTCCGTCGTTAACCCACTTGGCATACTCCACTTTATTAGTAAATGTAACCTCGTATCCATTCGCCACTTTTACAACCCGATAGGATAAATTACTACCGTTTAACCAACCACCAATTAACTTACCTGTTTTAACAGGTGTATTATTAGATATTACATCTAAAAATTCTTTAGCTAACTCTTTAGTTAGTTTTTTTAGAGAGTATTCAATCATACTTTTATCGTTTAAACTATCTGCAAACTTTGAGAATCCGCTAAAGTCCCATTTTATTTTCATCGAGCAAACTCCTCATAAAAATCTAAAGGTACTTCTTGGTGGTGTGTATAAATAGCTGGTACATTTGACCGCTTATATTTAGTAGTAACATTGTGTTGAGTAACTTCTATTACTGAGCCTTCTCTTATCTTTAAATCAGGACGAATTATCAACATAATAACTTGTTCCACATAAGGAACACCGTCAATTAGGTTTACCACTTCATGAGTGTTATAAGTAACTCGCCTATAAGAAACTCTACAAGGTTCATCATATACAACAGGTACTAGTTTATGACTGGTTTGATAGGTAATTGGGTCTGTGACCTCTTGATATTCGTAAATAGTACATCTACCAATCCACAAGACAGCTAATGGATTATTTTCTATACTCAAAATATTAAACTACGGTAAGGAGTGATCCACTTATCAAATCCTCGGTCAAGCTTATTTACGAAAGAATCAAATCTATTCTCAGGAGTATCTTCACCTTGACCAACAGCGTATGTGATTGTGGTGTCACCTTCTTTAATACTCTTAATTACTAGGTCATAATTAAAACCAGTTAATTTACCAGAGTTCTTTTTATAAAAGAGGAAGTAACTACAAACTCGGTCTATGATACGTGTATCCAAGATAGGTGGAACTTCGTTTATGTGGCAATAATTCAAAACGTAACTAACCGTGTTACGTATTTCAAAATCAATCGCTTCATAATCGTCTTCCGTCGCAACATATCCAAGTTGTTTTAATCTACTAACTACACCATCTCTAGTAACCACTCACTCACCCCCTCACTATCTCTAAAAGTTTCTCCTTACTACGAATATTTCTAATTTCACGCCCAAAACCATTTTCTCTTGCCCAGTCTCTAAGTTCATTTGGAGTCATTTTTTCGAAGTCTGGTTCATTATTTTTGTCATTTTCGCAGCTTTCGTTGTTTTCGTTGTTTTCACAGTCTTCATCATTTACCAACTCGTTAATATTTACGAATTCAGGGTCATCCAATCTAGGATTACCAATTGTTTTTTCCACAGTCTCAACAACGGTGTTAACTGCTTCAACTTTATAACCACGACTTCTAAACCATTCTGCTACTCGTGGGTCATCCGTATCACCAATACCCTCAACAAAGCGTACTGAGTTACGTACTCCATTAAAATCTCTTACAGGTGCGTATATTCGCATAACATCCTCCCCTTAATGCTTAATGCAATTATTCCTATTCACCTGCACCATTGATAGCGTCCTGTAAATTATCATAACCATTACCGTCCTGATCCATAGCAACAGCTTCTTTTGGCTGATATGGGTCAATTGCGTCCTGAGTCATAGTTCCGTAACGAACTGTAACTCTCTCGCAGTAATATGGTTTGTTGGCTAAGTTATCAATGGCATCCTGTGTTGGTGTACCCAAATGCTGACCAGTTATATGTCCGTTAGTGGACAATCTCTCACCAGCTACAGGTGAACCTTCTGCCCAGTTAACATTTGCATATTTAACTTCGTGTGCCATATTATCAATCCTTTCTGAGAAAAGAATGTCCCCGACGATAATGTCGGGAACATCTAATCAAATACCAGTCAAGTAAACTACTATTACTTAACTTTTATGTTACGGAATACTCCAGCTGACTTAGTAGACTTCAATGCACAACCTGCAATCATTTCTACTTCGCCCCTCTTAACAGCACCTTCTGTTGAGAAGTCTGGTAACCATACACGAACAGGAGCATTACCTGTCATTGATATGGCGTGGAAGTCACCAAGACCAAACTTGACAGCGTAGATTGATGTACAACCGTTGTCATCAATTCCAATGATTGGGAGATTTGAATCAGGCTTTGCACCAAGGTCTACAAATGGGATTGAACCATAATGCTCAACCTTCTGACCAAAACCGTTCTTAGTCTCCTGATATACACCCATTCTGCGTGCTACTGCTCTGAACTTTGCTGCTAACTTGCTGTTACAGAGGAAAGCATCTACACCAGCTAACTCTCCTGACCACTCGTCGAGAAGGTCAACAAACAACTTATAGTTTGCGTCAACTGCGTCAGTGTTTGAGAGGTCGATTACGTTCTCTGGAATAAACTCGGTGTCTGTTCCTGTAATTGCGACATCCAAACCATCGAATACCAATGGGTTTGTTGCTGAGTCACCGTTGATTATTGTATCTGAGAACAATGCTGAAGCTGCTTTAACCTTCTGTGAGGACTGTAATACAACTTCGTCAACAATTCCACCCATGTCAGCGAGAACACGGTCAATATTAAAAGCTCCACCAAAGATTTTCAAGTCTGTGGTGTATCTCTGTTTCTCAACTTCGTGTGAACCAAACTCTGTGTTGATAGCACGAAATTCTGCTTTAGGCTGTGAAATCAAACGATGGTATCCATAAGTAAGTGTTGCTCCACCACCTAATGGTGATACACAGTTATGGAATGGAATGTTGTCTAAAATAAATGAACTTTTACGAAACTCGTCTATAATGCCAGACTGCAAATCGTCTGTTACATTAAGTTTAGCCTGTGCTAATGTAACTGCCATGTTTAATCACCTTTTTTCCAATTAATTATTATTTACCCTTAATAGCATTAGCCACCGCTTCAGCAAATGAACTAGCTTTTGGAGCGGAAATTGGACCTTGATTAGGGTTTAAATTAGTTCCTGAAGGAGCTTGTATAGTTTTACCAAATAATGACGTTAATGTTTCATCCTTTTCCAACTCATCCACTTGGTTTGATAAACCGTCAAGTTTACCATTGGTGTGTGTAATTTTACTTTTATCAAGTAATGCCATGACAGCTTTGACATTTTTAACATTACGACTATATAAATATTCTAAGGTCGCGTGGTCTTTCTCCAAATCCGCAATCTTTGATTCGTAATTGGTTTTAGCTGTATTATTAGCATCTTCTAATTCGGTAATTTTCTTTGTTAGTTTATCGTTATCTTTAACAGCGTCCTTTAAGTCTTTGAGCTGCGTATCACGATCTGCGAGCTGAGTTTTTAAATCATTAATCTGTGTTTCAAACTTTTCAGTGTTTGACTTAACAGCGTTTATATCTTTACCATTCTCCGCCATGATTGAGTCAATGACTGACTGGTCTGTTATTCCAAGATTTTGTAAAAAAGATGTTTTCATGTTATTCGTCCTTTCACTTAGGCTTTTTAAGTCGTTGCCATGACTTAGTGGCTTGATGTTTAGGCTTACAAGCTTCGCCAAATTTCCCACTTAAAAATAAGAAGAACTAGAAGTGGGGAGGTAACTTCTAGTTCTTTATATGAATAAGGGACAAAGTCCCATTATTCCATGATTGGAACTTCCCAACATCTACACCTTGGATGAAGTGGACTAGCCGTAACACCAACCTCAAAAGATGATATTGGAAATATTACACCATGTAAAGCTCCGCAAGTTTCACAGCGTCGCTCGTCCACTTGAGTGTAGAATTGATATTTTGTAATACCAAGCTCTTTAAAGATTGATTGACGTGCTAAAGAACCAACAGCTGTTGATTCACTTATCCCAAGTGTTTCTAAAACACTATTAATACTTTTAAATCGTTTATCTAACTTTTTTAACACATCGTCTAAACGCTTACCTTGATGGAGAGCTTGTTTTATATCGTTCGCTATGTGGTTTTGCCACAAGTTAACGTCGGCGTCTAAACGCTCCAACCAATATAAATCATCGACGCCCCATTTACGAGTAAGCACTTTATCTACATCAACTTTAACACTAAAAAACGTAGATTCTTTACCAATTACGTCGGTTAGGAATTTACGAAAATGAGTTTCCAAATAATCGAAAGTATATAAGAAAGACCCACCTACAATTAACAACAACGCGGTCAATCTACGTTGGTGGTTTTTTTCAGAAATCCATTTACGAGCTTCAGCGTATGTAACAATACCGTCTCGACCATATTTTTGATAAAATGCTCGAAGTTCGTGTTCGATATCAGTTTTAAGACCTGACAATACTCTAAACATTAATACGATAGCTTCATCGGTGATTTCAAGTTCTTCCTGCTCTAAAGCTTCGAACTGTTCATCATTATACATAAGCTATCATCCTTTCAAATCTGCCCAAGAGTCGATTGCATCTTGTTTACCTGATTCTAATGCCTCGATACGTGCCGCTAATGCGTTAAGCTGAGTCTGAATATTAGAAGTAACCCCATCTACATAATTCAACTCGGTAACACTCGCCGTAATGCCGTCTAACGTGTTTAATTCCGCGGCTGTTGCAGTAACTCCAAAACTACCAAGATTATAAGTTGTATTAGAATCAGTAACTGAAGTAGTTGAACCGTCGCTACCAATTAATGTAATTGTCGAACCTGATTTATTTAATGAGTAAGTTGTATTATTATCTGTTGTTTTAAAACCACTATCGTTGGTTAACTGACTGGTTTTAGTAGGAATTGCATCACTGTTAGCTTTGCTACTCAGAGCTGTATAAACTCCACCACTAGTAACCATCTTAGTACTTCCACTAGTCGGTGTTGTATCAACAGAAGTGTTGCCAGTACCACCTCTTGATACTGGCAACGTTCCACTCGTTATTTTTGTGGCAGATAAATTTGGTATTCTAGCTGTTGCGAATGTACCAGAGGTAACATCCGACGCAGCGTGAGTATGTCCAACATCCGATTTACCTGCCAAATGTGCTTTAAGCTTACTCCATAAGTAAGATAAACCAGGTTTATTTAAAAATGGAGTGTCTGACATTGAACATCACTCCTTTAATTACTGAGCTAAAATTGCATCTATCTCTGCATTTGTGATTACTGCGATCTCAAAAATCTGACCAAGGTTATCCCAAGCTGTACCGTTCCAAGCGTAGTTCATTCCATCTGACTCTACGTTGTATACATAACCAGCTGTTGATGTTGCTGGAAGTTCTGCATATGTTGCAACGCTACCCTGATACTTATAGACGTTGACCAAATCGCTCTTGAGTGCATAATTAGCAGCGTCTGAGAGTGAAGCAACAGTTGTTGGTACTGTGATGTTAACTGACTTTTCTGAAACTGCTACAGCTGATCCATTAACCTTAATACTCTCAATTACGTTAGCCTGTGCATTTGATGGAGCATGTGCTGCCTGACTGTGAGTATAAGCTGCGTCGTAATTAGCTTTCAACTCGTCTGTAAGGTCGTTTGTTACGACTGGTATTGACGGTTTGTTGCTTAAGTCAGTATAACTTCCAGTAAATGCTACAGCCTTAAGGTCTGCAAAATACTTAGCAATCTTTCCAAGTGAAGCTGAAAGTTTCTCACCAGTTACTACATTTGTTCTAGTGCTTGCCTGTGTGAAAGTAACTGTTACGTTTGAACCGTCACCAGTCTTATCAAGCTTTCCAGTAATATCCTGATGTGATGTGAGGTATCCAGCGTCATTTGTCAACTGGCTTACCTTTGTTGGTATATCGCTTGCTTTAGCATAGTATGATGGCAACTCTCCACCCAACTTAGCGGCGTTATCTACAACACCGTCGTTGTCTGGGTCATAGGTGGATTTCATCATATCGCCATAACCAAGTGTGCTAAGACTTTCTCTAACCTCTGCGATCTCATCACTCAAAGCTTTACCTTGTGCTGCTGACAAAGCTGACGTTGAGCTTGTGCTTGTTAAGTTATCAACAACTATTGTCTTGTTAGCACCAGTGGCGATACCAGCTAACTTCTCTTTTTCAGCTGTTGTAAAGTCGTTGGATGATAATCCCATACCCTCTACTTTATCAACTTTGGTTGCTAACTTTCCTTTAATTCCCTGCCAAAAATACAGTAACCCATTTTGGTCAACAAACTTTTTCTCTGTTGCCATGATTAACCACACTCCTTAATTTTACGAGTTCAAGATGTCTTGAATCTCAGTATTTGATAATATATTACTAGTGTCCACCTTTTTAGTTAACTCGGTTTGAATATTAACTAATTCAGGTCTTAAACCAGTAATTGCGTGCATTGGATGTTGATCATTTGCGTCACGATTAATTAACTTGGTGTGATCGTGTTCTGGTGGCGATTCAATCACATTAAAGTTCTTAAATTTTGCTTCAAAATCAGAACTCTCATCAAAGCTAACGCTGAAAGTTGGAAATGCCACTAAATCACACCCTCTTTCAGAATAGCTGATACTGAAGTGGTTATTATATCTGAAGCTAAAGCGTAATCTTCTGTTTCACCGGGGAAAAGAACTCTTATCTGCATTTCCAATGTCTTATTGGCTGCTAACGATAGAGTTTGTATCTGTGACAATTTAACGCAGATAACATGTCCCTTAAATGTGCAATTCTCTTCTTCTACAGTAAACACTTCTCGACCACCTTGGGAAAACGTAATCCACAACCTTTTAGCGGTCGCTGGATCAAACGGTACACCAAAGGTTAAAAATGGAGTAGTTCCTCTTCTCATTTAGAACCACCTCCTGTATTGGTCTTACTTTTTTGATTGAATGACTTAGACGATTTAGGTGAATTTGACGAGTTGGACGGTTTAGCAGCGAAAGCTTGCATTTCTTCCATCTCGTTCATCTCAGCTTGTTTATCTTCCTCAATTTGCTCTAATTCACGTTCCAAGTTCTTAACCCAAGGATGATTTGCAACGATTGTCTTATTGGAGATAACACCAACAGACTTAACGCAGTTATCAATCTTAGCATCCTCGTTAATAAAGATGTCACGATTAAATACAAAGTGAACTTCTTCGTTAGTGTAATCACCATGACCTTGGTGAATTAGATATTGGTCTATAAACCACTTTAGCTGTTCAAAGCCAGCTTGAAACTCAGTTTCCATACCGTTAACATCCAAGTCAATATCGGTGTACATTGACTCGATGTTCATCTGGTTTGGGTCACCGTCCATACGCTCTTCTTTAGCGTCAAAACCACGTCCGTTTTCAACAATAGCACGTTTCAGTTGCATCAAAATAGCTTGATAATTTTGAGCATTAACCTCAACCTTCAATGCGTCAACGTCACCTTGTACACCGTCAACAGTGGTAACTTTAATAACGCCATACGTCGCAAGGTTTTGTCTAAAGTCAGCTAAGTTTGTGCCGTCGTAGTTTTTCAATACCAAGATAGAGGTACGCGGATCTTCTTCCATGTTGTTCTGGAAGTCACTCAAAACTTGGTTTAATGCGTCTTGTAAACTTTTAACATTACGAATCAAAGGAATCTCATCTGTGTTATATTTAAACGGAATCATCGGAAGTCTCTTCCAATTACATCCCATACCTTCAACATACATATAGGCAGTGTGCGGTGATTCATCTAAAACTAAACCCGAACCATGACGTAAAAAATGAGTTATTCCATTTGTTGTAAACAAGTCAACGTGTTCAACTCTTACAGTGCTACCCTCGTCGTTGTATTGTTCCTCTAGATAATATCGCATTACACCAAACAATTCGGTGTGAGCATTATCTTTCCAAATAGGACAGATTTCATATGATGGGAAGACTGCCAGTTTAAAAACACCTTCGCTATCGTAATAAGGATATAACCACGCAATACCACCATCAACAGCGTATTGAGCTAACAATCTAAGCTGTCGGTGTACTTGTCTGGTGAAGACTTCAGTTAATAACTGAGAATATTCTTTTTTAGCGGTTGCTAAAGTTATCGGTTTACCAAGAGTATAGTTAGTTTTCTGATCCACCAACTTGCGGTATTGGTTATCTACCAACTTATTATTAATGACGTTGGTAATAACGTTTAGTTTTCCATCCGTTCCAATAACTTTTTTCTCACGCCTTAATATATCGTGGTCACCCTCATAGTATTTCTTAGCAAGCAGTTGTTCGGCACGTTTCGCATCAAACAACCATTTACTTAATACCATTTCCAAGTAATGAATGTCTGGTTTGCTAATTGTGGAGGAAGAAGCTGGTTTGGGAGCATCTTTTGGTTTAAATAGGTTAAATATACCCAAGCTTCATTCTCCTTTCCTAATTGAAACTAAATAAAGCACCAGTGGTAACCCCCCGCTGTTGGTCGTTTGCCGTTGCAAACATCACCAATGTGAATGTTTTCATTACCACAAAATACTTTGGCTTCTTTTATAGAATTGAATATCTGTCCAGTTTCCACACATTTGACTTTCTTTAACAAACAGTCGTTTACTACCCCCATGTGGGCTTCACTGAGTCGCTTTCTATGCTCAGCACTCAGCGGAACACCCTTGTGGGAATCGCTCACCTTCTTCTTGGTTTCTTCACTTCGGGGTTTACCATAAAGAGGATGATTTTCACCACGGTTTAACTCACTTAATTTTTGTTTGGTGGATTCTGCACATCGGCAATTCTTACCACCGTCTTGTAAGTTGTATCCGTTAGGAACGAGTGAATTAAAAAAGGAAATCCAGTGGACTTCCTTTTCGTTTAACTCATCCATTGTTTCGGCAGTGTCAATAACTTCAATGGTGAAGTTTTCTTCACCATATTTTTTGAGTGCGTCACGCATGGCTGGGCAACGGTTATCGTGTAGATGCTTATACCACCGTCTTTGAAGTGTTTGTATCGTTTGACCAATATAACACTTTCCAGTGATTGTGTTTGTAATCTTATAAATAATCATTGGAACGAGAATAAAGCACCCCTTCCGACCCTGTCATAAATTCCAGCTAAACAGTCTTCCGCGTCATCATTTGCCATCTTACCTTCTTTTTGGTAACTCATTACGTCACCGTAGAAGTCACTGAAGTTAACTTCCCAACCTATTGGGAACTTAATGTTGTTCTGACACCAAGTAGCAGAAGACAAAATTCTCGCTTTTTTATTTCGCGATTGTGTAAATAAATCTATGTAAGTTTTATACCAATGATATTTTTCACGTAAGATACGTTCCACAGACCTACCAAAACCTCTACCACCATTGTTGGACTCAATGTAAGCTTTATTAACTCCAAACTGGTGGAGTCTCTTAGCAACTTCAGGTTCGGTAATCTCCATACCTTCTTTGGTAAAATAAACGTCTAAAACGTAAGCCTGTTGTCTATATAAACCGTATATGATACTACACAAGTAGTCATCGCCTTGGTCAGCAGTATCAATATATGCACAAACTTCTTCAATAACAGATTGACCTTTTTCATCAACTGGTAGTTGTTTATATGTCTGGAATCCAAGATTGTAGAGTCGACCAACCAAGTCAATAGGCATTTGGTTGTAGTTGGCTTCAACAATCTCACGTCCCATTGTTTTAGCTATCAATTCATACGCGTCACGTGTTAGAACACCGTCGCAAAGCATCGTTCCATCATCTTGGAGAGCTTTTTTAATAATGACTTTAATCGGCACTCCAATACTTTTGTAATGTTCAATCGCTCTACCACTTAAATCTTTAGTGTTCCAACGAGTAGCTATGATTACTAGCTTGCCGTTCTTCTCCAATCGTGATAGCATTGTGTTGGTGAACCAAACCCAATCTTTTTCAAGTTCGACCTCATTCATAGCTTCGTCGGCGTTCTTAACAATGTCATCCAAGATCATAACGGTTGCACCAAAACCTGTAACAGTACCGCCCGGTGAGGTCGCAAGGTAACTGACGTGCTGCCCTTCCAATGTCCAAAGGTTGGCTGCGGAACTACCTTTCTTCAAGCGAGTCCTTGGAAATATGTCTGAGTAAACAATTCGGTCTTTACTGGCTTTCCGCTCCTGAATAGCGTCTCGAACACCACGAGAGAATGTCTTGGACAATTCCTCGTTATACGAGCCAGTAATGATTTTTTCACTGGCGTTCTTACCAAATATCCACTGAGCAAATAGTCCAGCGGTGCGTGACTTACCGTGTCGCGGCGGCATATTGATTATCAGCACCTTTTGGTCGCTCTCATAAAACTCTTGCAGAGCGTAGCAGAATTCTTTTAAGTAATCTCGCCCCTCCATATAAAAGTCTGGAGCAAGCGTGCAACAGAATATCCAAAAGTCGCGTCTACACAATTCCAACAGAGCTTGGTGCTTAACCTCTTCGTACTGAGCTTTGGTCAAGCCGAGCTTCTTGTAATTTAAACTATCAGCACTTCTTACACTCAATATACCACCTCCCCCCAAGTTATTTTCCAAAAATAAAAAAGACATCATTTTGGAAAATAATGTCCTTTTATAAAAAACGTATTCTATAGAAACACGCTGTAATTCACTTAAACAAATTTCCAATGGTATCCACCTGTTCGTTTCCGCTTACCATTGCAGCACTCAGAAATTTTTACTCTTGATAAACCTGTTTCTGAAGCGGCAACGTGGATACTAGGATATATTTGTTTAGTTTCGACACATAACACTTGTTTCGCTGGAGACGGTGGGTTTCCAGTCGGAACATAACCTTTTATTCCACGGTATATATTATATCCGTCGGGATATTTTTTAATTTCACTGTGCTCACACTCACGAGCGTCAGCTTCATTTTTAAATTCATAAATGATCAGTTTTTTAAATGAATCCCAACCATAACGCACAATATCGTCAAATAATTCTTTATTATGGTGATAGTTACTCCCCTTTTCCCATCGTTTCTCCAAAGGAATGTTTGTGCACCCAACGTAAACTCGATTGGTAGGTGATATTAAAGTATAGACTGTCCAATAGTCAAGTCTTTGTGTATAATTTTTGTTACTCATGATTGAGTCCCTCCTTTATGTTACTCATAGAGAGTCCCTTAATTGAAAATTACCGCAAAAATCTGGGATGTAGGGTCCCATCCTGGAAAACTGTTTTTCCTGCCTCTCCGCCATACCTCATAATCAGTTCTTGAATAACCGCTCACCCAATACACCATAGCCTACAAACAGCCAACAAAAAACCACTCAACAGTTCAACGCTCCAACGTTTCATAATTTCATAATAGGAAAGTCGGTTTTTAATGACCCGCTAATGTCTTTAAAGTTTCTGTATTTAAATTGGAAATATCTGTTTTGGTTTCTTCTATTGTTTTGGAAATATTTACATATTCTGAGTTCATGCGGTTGATTATATCACAATATTTTACAATTAAGTTATGGTCTTGTAATTCTTGTACTTTTTCTAGATTATTCCAAAGTATAGTTTTTATTTTTTCGCGTTCAGATATTCCGGTTGCTATGGCTTGTGCTTCCAAGGGCTTAGATAATTCTTTTAATCTTTTTTGTATACTTTCCTTTTGAAGTAAGCGTGTTGCCTCAGTGTATGCGGTTTTATCGGTACAATTGGCGTTATATGCTGAAATATAGCTTTCCTTCGCAGTTTTACCAGATATTAATTCATTACAAAACTTTTCCATTTTCGCAGTTAGTATATTAGACAAGCTATATTTCACTTCCTTTATTTTACAATTTATGTATAAAAAATATAGATACCTAATAACGAATACTAGATATCTATAGTTATTATATCATTTTTTAATCAAAAAAATATGCCTACTTTATGTTTGATTTATGTATTATTTAAATTTAACTTTTATTTGCAATTTATTATCTTTTGTAATATCCACGCCATACACTTTACTATTTCTCAAGTCGAATACTAAATTCCCGTCTAAATCTGAATCATTAATATCTACTACTTTTGCAGATACACAAATTTCAACTTCTGCATTTAATTTTAAAAGTTCCAAAAAAGCTTGTAAATTCATATAAATACTTCCTTCTGTCAAGTATAATATAGTTTCTCTTGACATTTATTATTTTACTATAAAATTAATTAAAAATCAATACATTTTTCAGAATATTTAAAATATTTTTTCAATAAAAAAAAAGGCTTTAAAAGCCTTTTAAATATATTAAAAATGATATTGTGAATATTATACTCCAAAAACTTACAAAAATATAAAATACATTATCTAGAAGTCTAGTATAATTCATGTTTACACCTTCTTTTCACTTTTTAATTTACAATTTACAATTTACAATTTACAATTTACAATTTGCAATTTACAAAAAATAGTAAATAACTGTCATTCTAATCTCAGGACCATATTTATAATAACATTCGCTAATTTTTACCTTTTTAATTTTTTCTAACTTTTGAATAATATCACTAGATTCTAACTTATCTAAAGTAAATCTGATGCACTTTTTAGGAATGCAATCATCTATTACAGTTCCAACATCACATTCTATAACGTCTAATTTCGAATTTATCCTGGTTTCAATATTTCTCAAAACACTTATAGGATCATTGTTTGTCATTTTTATAACCTCCAAAAAAGTCATATTAAAAATATCTAATACTTCCATACCTGTTGATATAATCAATCTCCACTGCCTTTTTTTGCATGTCTTTTAAACCTTCATATTCATAGATCGATAAACCGTAGATATTTTTTATAAATTCATAAAATGTAGGTTTATTTTTCATTTTAAAAAATCCCCCTATTTAAAAATATAATAATATACAAAGTGGTATCTAGTACTTATGTAACATGGTATATGTAACTTATAACCTTTTCCATACCTACCAGTGTATTCTTCAACTATTCCGTCACTTTTGCGGGATATATAACCGCGGGCGTATGATTCTTTACGCAGTGTGACTTTACCGTCTAATATTAATTTGGCTAGATTTTTATAATCCATTATCTAACATCCCTCATTTCTGCAATATTGTCTTTACACTTATTATTATATCAATATAATTTTAAAAGTCAATAAAATATTCAGAAAATTCTGAAGTATTTTTAAAATAAAAAAGAGTAGTAAAAAACTACTCTTTAGTTAGTAAATTATGAATTTCACCGAACAATCTTGGGAGTATTACTTTATTGATATTATCACGAATATCAATATTTTTTATAAAATCCTGACTAGCACAAGCAGTATAATTACTATCACCACGCGTAAACACTTCAGCAGCTTCACGAAGCTTGTAGAATGTACTCATATAATCTAATAACAACCATATTTCTTTATCATTTAGAACACATCGATCTAATTTTTTAAATATATCATACCCTGATCCTATTTGGGTTTCTAAAAAGACTATATCAAAATGTGTATGTTTTCTGTGATCGTTTTTTAGATTTTTATAATAATATTCCAAATAACCAAATGCCCAGTACCAGTAGCAGTTCCACGACGGTTTTTCTAGATAAATGTATTCGTTATCTTTTACACCAATTAAATATCCTTTATCCGTTACAACTTTTTTAATCTTCATTTTTCATTCCTCCATTAATTCTTCTTCTTCTTCTTCTTCTTCTTCTTCTTCTTCTTCTTCTTCTTCTTCTTCTTTTTC